AGAAGCAGACCATTGCGATCATCGCAATCATCCACAGAATAAAAAACCAAATATCAGCAGCAACTAAATGAGAAATAAAAGTCATGGCTCACCTACCTCCTTGATAGTGACAATTACCTGAACTGGTTTGGCCTTGTAGTACCAGTACAAGTTCCTCGCCAGCCACTCATTAGCCGCCCGCTGAGTTCTAAATGTCAAGTTCTTAAAAGCTTCTTGCGGCATTGCACCATGTTCTATCTGAACGTAGCGGCCCCTTGAGTCTTTCAGAGCCCAGCACTTGACCCTATTCGGCATTTTTACCAATTGAGGTCAGGGCTTGCGATAACTGCCAGCGCATATCCAAAATGATCTGCGTAATCTTTTCGTTATCGGCAAACGCCGGGGTTCTAGTAAGACGCTTTAGTTCCGACAGGTTTAGGTCGAGCTTAATAATGATTGACGAAATATCTTCCATAAGTCCTCCTAAAAAGGAATGTCGCTATCTAAATCTTCAATCTTTGGTTCCTCGCGCACCTTGTCTCGCGGGGCTCCAGCGAACTCCAGCTCATTTAACCTCGCCCGTAGGGACGTTCCGGTAGTCCCGTCCTTACGCTTGTATTCCTCCAAGTGAGGCTCAGATAGGGTCACAAAGAGGCTCTGGCCCTTGACTAGGTGAGATTGGAGCTTCTCCACGCGGTCACCCCACATGGTTGCGCTAACCCATTGCGTAGGACGTTTACCATCCGCGCCTTTCTTGCCGTAGTCCATCGCCAACGATAAATCCATCACAGGTTTGCCGTCACCGGTGTGGCGAATTACTGGGTCTTTACCGATTCGTGCTAATCCAATTAGTAACATTTTTAGTCCTTATCAAAGTAAACAGCTTTGTTGTTGTAGAAATCAAACAGGGCCTCGCACTCAGCCAAGAACTGCTCGGCTGCGTCCTCGACTACTTTTATCTCCTCCGGGCTGGGTTTGAACTTCTTAATGAATAAGTCCTTACCCTCACCCATACGCGGGTCGTAGGAAACAAACCAGACGGCCTTACCCGTGACCGCGGCCTGTAGGGTCATCTGCGGTTTGTATTCCGCAGGGACTTCCTGATTGGCTATGTACTTCATGTGGGTCTTGGTCTTGGGACACTTAATCTCAATTAAGCATCCGTCAGATACAAAGCCATCAGGTGAACAACCCAGAAAGGGTATGCGAGGGTGGTCGATGAACCGAGTGTCCGTAACTATCAAGCCACAGACAGACTCAAACCTTTCCTTGGCTGCGGCCTCTTGCTCGACCCCCCATTGCATATCGCTAGTGGTGTACTTGTCCGCGAAGGTGTTGGTGATCCTCTCAGCCACAATCTCATAGCGTAGGTTTTCGCGTTCCGTGGACTCCTTACCAGACTTCAAGAAGTTCATAGCCGCAGCCATACGAGAGGCGGTGAGCTTACCTAGCCGGTCGTTCCACCAATTCCCATCGAGCTGATATGGGTTGGCTTCACGCATCTTTGGCCCCCTTGAGTTCTGCACCCTTATGTGCGGCCTCAGTCCTGACCAGCTCACGCTCATCTGGGGTTAGAGCTTTCCAGAACACCGACAGAATCTCAGAGCTTGATGCCTCATTGATTAGCTTGACCAGCTCCTCTTTTGTTTTGCTCGCACGTTTTTTGGGCGTGGCTTGCTGGTGGATAGCGTTCTGAACTTCATTAGCAGACGCAAACTCTGTACCGCCAATCCCTAGAGCTGCAAGGCTTCTCCCGTGGGCTGATGTCTCCGCGTTCTCAAGGGCTGACGTACCGTTGATCTGCGAGGACTTGCGGTACTCCTCGGCGTGACCTGTTGCTAAGACCCTGCCGGTCTCATCCGCAATGATGGACTTCATCACTACGCAGTCAGAGTCACGGAATAAAACTTCTGACGTAAGCGACCAAGTTGGGTAAGCCTCGCGGAACTTCTGAACCCGCAGGGCCACGGTCATGTACTCCTTGCCTTTGATATTTACTATGCCTGTATTCAAGTTATTCTCCTTAGATAAACATTCCTAGAACTGCTACGAGTGCAAACAACGCACCAGCTATTAAATCACCAAGTTCTTCTTTGGTCATGGTTTTTTCCCCATGTAAACATAACGAGCGTAGCGTTCTTTATTACGCACACACATTACCGTATTGATCGCCATACCTTTGGAGCGCAGTTGGAAAATAATGTCTGCAAGGCGTGTGGCGCGATACTTTTGTATAGCCTCCCACGATGTAATGTGGCCTCTGGTTTTCAAGTGCTTAATTACTAAATCATTTTTGGTCATCATATTTTTTCCTTGTGGTTTCAAATTCAATTGCAAGTTCAATCAATCGGGCTTTCATGTTTTCAAACGACTGCGGGTCACGCATAAAACTAAGGTCACGAACTGCTTGGGCTACACCAAGACACTTGTAAGCAATCAGGTCTAGGTGCTGGATGGTTATCTTTTCTTCTTGCTCTTGTTGTTCGAGCTGCTGCTGGTGGTGTTCTGCATCAGTCATTTTTTTTCTCACATTCTGCGTGGGCGTTGATAAAGTTTTCTAGGCAGTCATGGTCAGACGTGAAGATACGACCGGCGCAGTTAGCGCACTTGTAATGTCTGCCGTGGGTGTTTGTTATGGTGAGGACATGGTCAACAGGATCATCCCGATATATCGACCAAGTTTGTGATGTTGTCATTTATTCTCTCCGAAGGTGGGGCCGAAGCCCCGTTAGTTAAATAATTTTATCAGTTAGCCAAACAATTGACGAAGCGTTACGCATTTGTTCAACATAAGCCAGCCCTTTGTTTTGTAAGCTGGTAATAACGCCGTTGATTTGTTCGGTAGTAAGGTTTAGAGCTTTTGGAAGCTCATCTAAACAAGCCCAATAACCTTGTTCATCGTTTGCATTTACAACGCAATAATCAATTACTTGTTGTTCGTAATATGTTGTTTGCATTTATTCTCTCCGGTGAGGGGCCGAAGCCCCGTTGATTATTTAACTGATTGACCAACTTGTTTAAGCCAACTGGAATAATGACCATTCTCAGTTTTGTATTTCTTGATGAAGGCTTTAAGTTTACGAATGTCGGTTTGCGCTTGTTTGCGAGCCAATGGGTCATCGCCCAAACGCATATCGTCATTGTTGGTGTGACCGCTTTCGTAGTAGGTGAACAAGCGATACTCTGCTTCGTTAACTAACTCTGTGTCGGTGTAATCTGAAGGGTCTTTGTTATCGTCTGCACAAATGCATTCGAAAGCAAAAACCATCTCATCGATTTCAAGTGCGTCTTTAACTATGTTGCGCGTTGTCATTTGTTTTGCTCCTTTTTAACCCGGTCTAAGCGTTGACCGTGATATGAATAGTAAACTGTTTATTAGCCATGTCAACCCCTTTTTCAATTATTTTTATATTCCCCTACAAAATGTGGGGTTATTGACTCTAAACCTAAACTGGATATAAAATCGAACCGTCAGCAAGGTGGCACTTGTTGGAAAGATGAAGACAGAAAGGAACCCCCGAGAGTTTAGGTGGGTGTGTGTGGTACGGGAAACGTGGCTCTCCAGCCTTTCTGTCCGGTCATTTTTCCTCTGCCGCCCACGCCAAGGGCCACACCCACCTAAATCTTTGGGGGTTTTTCTTTTTGGTAGCTGACTGCGCGAAAGGCCAGCAAAGGAAAAGGCTGGGATGGGATAGAGGCCGTGGAATAAGTAGCCACGGAGCCGGGGTCGACACCCGCTATATCCGTTCAGAGTTGGGCACGGCTACCTGATAGAGCGTTGTTACGCAATACATCTCCGTGTAAGTCTGGCAAAAACCTGTTTTTGCTAGTTGGTCGGTCTATGGTCGATAAGGACTTGCAAACAGTTTCTAAAAGCCCTATTATTTATCAAAAGGAGCTTACATGACCCGCGAAGATATAGAACACCTAGCCCTGTCGGTTGGGATGATCCGCACTCAGGGAGACCTGATTAAACCGCTTTGGACGGCCTCAGATGCCCAGATAGCCAAGATGCTAGAGGTTGTTATCAAGGACGTTAAGCAGAGCGCCTCAGAGATCATGGTCAAGGCCATCAAGAAGGCCGTTCAGTACGAGCGAGCCGAGTGCGCCAAACTCGCTAGTTACGTCAGTAAAGAGGCCGCGAAGTCTATTCGGGAGCGCGAAGATGACTAAGAAAAAAACGGTTAAAAAAGACGAAATAACCAAGCTATTGTCAGAGCTATGGAAAATTAGCAACGAATTCGATGAGCTGAGTTACCGGTTTGACGAGGTTTCTACCCTCTTAGAAAACGTGAATTTTGACTTTGATAGCGAAAAGTCCACTTGCTTTTTTTACCTGTCCGAGCGATTACTTAAGGAAAACAAATCAAAGTTTGTTGAACTACAGGAAAGACTAAATAAAAAAATCTTTAACGCGAGGGGATTGGGTAAATGACTGACTTTGAGACCTTTTGGAAGGCTTACCCCAAGAAGGTAGCCAAGGGGGACGCTAGGAAGGCATGGAAGCAGACCGACCAGATCCGTCCACCCCTTGCGGAGCTGCTAGAGGCTATACAGGCTCAATGCCGGTCAGACCAATGGCGCAAGAATGACGGTCAGTTCGTACCCTACCCAGCCACGTTTTTACGCCAAGAGAGGTGGTCTGACGAGCTAAAGGTTACCCTGCCGGGAGTGGTTCAAGGCAAGGAATGGTACGAGACTTGGGTCGGGATTCAGGCGAAGGCTCACGAGCTGGGTATTGATGAGAGCCAGTTTACCCACCCTCAAGAGTTTAAGAGCGCAGTTATGCGGGCATCGGTCAAGGTCGCATGACCTGTGAGAAGTGCGAAAAGGGTTCGCGGATCTTTAATCTGCAATGCACCGGCTGCCGGGACAGGCTTGTCATGGGGATAGACTGCAAGGTATTGAGGGAGATAGAGGCCAAGTATTTGGATATGAAGTTCGGGTTCCTACCGGATTACAAGCGTGAACCCCATTGCGGGTGCAAGACCACCTGTCTTAGGAAATCGAGGCTGCGTGAACAATAAGCTCACCGCCCCCCAGAGAAGGCACTTGGCAGCGGTAAAATCCCTGCCCTGCGGGGTTTGTGGAGCTGCGGAACCCTCTGATGCCCACCACATTGAGCAGGGGCTACAGTACATTTGTATACCCCTGTGTAAGGACTGCCATCAAGGTGGGTTCAATGGTATTCACGGGCAGAAAAGAATCTGGAACGTATTGAAAAAGACCGAACTGAGCGTACTGAATGACACAATCGAAAAGCTCACCCGCTAGGCTCACCCTGCCGTGGCCCCCCAAGGAACTGAGTCCTAACTACTCAGGCCATTGGGCTCCACAAGCGTCAGCCAAAAAGAAGTACCGGTTCGCGGTCAGGATGCTGGCCTTGCAAGAGAAGTGGGAGATACCCGAGGAAGGCCCGATATATCTGGAGGTGGAGTTTTACCCCCCAGACAGAAGGCCACGGGATAAGGACAACATGGTTGGTGCTTTCAAGGCGGGGCAAGACGGGCTTGCCGATGCTTGGAAAATCAACGATAAAAGGATTGATTGCACATATAAGGTGAGCGATCAATGTTTGGGTATGGTAAAAGTAAAGCTGGTGGGGGGAGGGACAAATGGAGCATCGTGAGATCCGGTTGTCGTACACACCGCCTCCCACCAAACAGTTTATAATAGCTTGATGGAACCCAAAAAGCGCACACGTAGGCCGTTTCTCAGCCGAGACATCATAAAGGTCTTAACAAAGTATCCGAACCTAACAAGGCGAGAGATTTCTATTAAGACCCATGCAAAGAACCATTCGGTCAAGGCGGTGCTATTTAAGCTGGTGGCAACGAACAAGATCCGGTGCGAGAAGGGTAAGGAAACTAACGCCAAGACAGGCCCACGGTTGGTAAATGTCTATTGCGTCAACCTTGAGGAAAGTGCAGAATCTAGTCATGGGTGAAATGGAATCTTTCGCGCAGACGCTATTACATTCAGCGACTTGCGCCCACATACAACATTGGCAGACTACGAGCTACGCCGAGCATAAGGCTTTGCAGAAATACTATGAATCCATGCCTGATTTGGTGGACGATTTGGTTGAGACCTACATGGGAAGAAATGGTCTGGTGGGCGAATTTGAGCCTGAGTTTTATATCGAAAAGAACCCCCTGAAGTACATGAAGGCCATGCGGGACTATGTCGATGACACCAGAAAAGACCTCCCGAAGGACTCAGAGATACAGAACTTGGTCGATGGAATCACGGATCTGATCAACTCAACGATTTACAAACTTGAAAACCTCAAATAGGAGCTGTCATGTCTAAGATCAATTTTGAAGTACCCAAGCATTGCAACGACAAGGGTGGACGTTCTGAGCCCAAGAAGAACTCAGTCCAGCAGGGCGGCAAGAATAAGCCTATGGGCGAGAAGATGACCATGAAGGGCCGCGATACTAAGATGGGTACGAACAACTCTGGCGAGATTTACCAGAAGTGAACTGCGGAACCTGTAGGTTCTTTCTGGCAAACCAGAAGTTTGGAATGTGCCAGCGGTATCCCGAGTACGTTATGAAGCAAGATGCCCAATGGTGCGGGGAGTATCAGTCCAAGGACATCCCGGAGATCAACCCTAAACCACGCAAAAGAAATGATAAGACCCCTGAGAGACCGGATTCTAGTCAAGCCGATTGAGCGCGAAAAGAGCGCAATTCTTGAAGTAAT